AGTTAGAGCGCAGCTCATATAAAACTGGCAATTGCTCATTAATCTCTGACATTGCTTTAGTATTATTTTTTTCTTCATTTTCATATTTTGAAGGCAACTTATGCCCAGCATCAATCAAGGCCTGTCTTGTTAGAGGATTTCTCCATGCGTCATCCCAATCTTTCGCGCCCATATCTCCAGATGTCATTTTATCAAAAATATCATGTGCCTTTTTAGCCTTCTTATTTTCTAACTGAGCAGCCTCTATTCTTTCTCTATTTAATTGATTGCCGCCCAAAATTTCTTGAAGCTTTGCTTCTAAAGTTTGAGGCTGATAATTTAATTCATTCTGTCTACTTTGCTGTTCCTGCTCTAACTTCGTAGGTAAATATTGATTTTCATACCTATTTTTAATAATGCTTTCTTTTGATAAGTCATTAGCCAATTCTCTTCCTGTCTGCTCAGTCTCAAATTTCCTGGGCGCTTGCCGTGCCTGCATGCTGGCAGTATAAGCATTTAATGCATTACCAATTAAGTCGCCCATGCCATTATCAACCAAAGGGGCTGTTAAGAAATTAGGCATACCACCATTAATCGCCATTACGCACCCCCATTAGTTACATTGCCACCAATGTTAGCGCCTATCGTTGCGCCCGTTGGGCCGCCAACTGCAGCTCCGCCAGCAGCACCAAGGGCTTGAGCTAGCATGCGCATAAAGTTAGACCTATTTTGATTATTCTGACTTGCGCCTTGAAATGACATCCCTGCCTTGGAGCCCAAGAGTTGGCTTAAAAGGCTTGTTAGGTCTTGATTAGCGCCATATCCTCTTTCAATGGCTTTCTCTTGGCCGCCAAAGCCAGTGTTTTGCACATCTCTAATATTATTAAAATACTGTTGATAGTTTTCTTGGCTCAAATCATTAGCTAATCTCGCTTGCTGTTCTTGGTCGTACGGTGTACCAGCGAAGCCGCCGGCAGCTGCTGAGTTTCTAGCCGCATCAAGGGCATTTTGTCTAGACCGTTTAAATCCTTCAGTCTCTGAATATTTAGAGAATAGATTGTCATAAAACTGGGAAGGATTTTGCGACATCTGATCGTAGGTTGGCTGCGTATTATTAAATGCCGTTTTACCTTGCTCAATGTAAGGATTAAGATTTTCCTTATACATGCCTTCAGCTTGATTAAGATAAGGCATAGCCTGCTTTGCTGGGTCTTGGCTACGTGGACCTAATCTACCGCCCATCGCCAAAGGAACGGCTCCTAAAAATCCTGCATAATCTTTCCATGACATAATAATATCCTCAAACGCTTGTTACCGTTTCAATTGTTGCGCCAACGCCTAAGACAATGGCTGTTTGTACTTGTAGTTTTGCCAAATCAGTATTAAACCAAATGGTTCCATTGGGCATATACTGAGTAGAGTCATTTAAATCTGGAGGTTGAGAAATTGCTGTTATTTGCGCTGTGGTTAATTGTGGAACCGTCCAGCCTGCATTACTCAAACCTGCTCGTAATGTCTCGAACATTAATTCAAAGAAATTTTGAAGCTCTTCAATATCGCCTTGTAAGAATGTTGGCAAGTCCATGGTTAAGCCCCGCCCTTATCTTGTATTATTTCTAATATACCGTTCTGAACAACGGAATGACCACCTAACCAAAATCTAAACTTAGGTGTTAACTCATTACACCAGCCTAGGTTTTCCCATTTCATAATATTCATTCTGACGCCCAAAGGATTGGTGTATCTTGATACGGTATTGCTAAATGTAACACCCCCATCTTTAGATATACTTAAATCAACACGGCCTCTATAAGGCGTCTCGAAACAATTATCATTTCCATGATGCTCGGGTACCAGTTGTACAAGATTCTCATCGAACATACGCACGCCATTTTCGCCAATCATATAAACAAGACATTCTTGTATGCCAGGTGTTGTATCATTACCCTGGTCTATTGTGATGATTGCTGTTTTAGCTGAAAAGGGCGCAGTCTTTGGATGTCTTATAGTATCGCATACGCGAATACGCTGCATATCAAAGACTAATCTTGGGTCTGGCTCTACATCCCCTGGTAAATCCTCATTAATTTGTGTTAAATCAGTTGACCACCTATACATTGAACCATTATTCAGTGAGACGAAATAGGTTTGCTGATTAAAGTATATTACCTGTCTCGCAGGATGATAATTTAAATTCTGGTCTGATAAATGAAAGAATGATTCCGTATTAAAATCATACACCAATGTTAAATTATCTGATAAATCCGGCACATTTAAATCTATGTGATAAAATGTTAATTGATAGAATAAATGGCCATCTTGTCTATAAAATAATGCCGTGGATTTTTCAGGATGATGAATACGGCTTAATAGGGCGTCAATACCATCAGTAGATATACGCATTTCTTTTTGACCTGCGTAGACCATGATGACCGGCGCGCTGGAGGCATTAACACCAAGCCATGCTATTTTGTCTTCGTTAGAAGCAATAGTATTAACAGAAAGACAACCGTAATCGATAGAGACTGAGCTGTTACGTCGATAAGGTAATACTCCTGTTGTTGTTGGGGCGCTAGATACGTTTGAATGAATCTCGCAAACACCCGCACCAAATACCATCACGTTAGAGCTTTGGCTTGGTATGCGTTTAACAGCTAATGCAAAGTCAGCCTTTGTTTGTAAGGCCTGAGTGGCAAATAATGTAATCTGCGTTAAATCGCCTGCGTTTTCTTTATAAACAAACCACGCTGAACCATTTGAATTTTTTAATGCATTACCAAATAGGAAAAATGTATTGTGATAGGTTACGTAATTCGGTATTAAGTTTGTGCCAAATTCACCCCCAGTTTGTTTCGTTAGATTGGGAGGGTCTGGCCAGTGATAGATGTAAGCATTAACGCCATCCACTAAACATATTTGATTGCTAAGGTTTTCATCTATAAATACTTCGCCGGACGACGTATCCAGTGAACCAATAAAAACTGTACCTAAAGATGGACTAATGCGATAAACATTAGCATTAACAACAACGACTGCAAAATTTCCACGGGAACTAACAAATGCGCCTCGACCTTCACCGGTAGCCAATAATTCTAATACTCTTTCGTAGGCAGCAAAGTTAACTAACCATTCGTCAGAGATGAACATATTGTATGTTTTTTCTACCGATATCTTATCATAGCGTCCGAATATACTCGAGCCGACAAGCTTAAAGGGTTGGTCTATGGCATTTACTGGTTGTCTCATTAAACACTCCAACCATGGCCAAGGTTGACCTGTCCGTAGTTCATTCCGCCGTTGTCTTCGCCAACTGTGCTAATAGTATTTTGTGTTAAGTCCATTTCAGCGGATGATTTCTTGATTGACGCTTTCATCATTTCAAGTCTGCTACTAATATTGTCAGGAACGACATAACTATAATCGTCACAAATTCTTTCTGCTAAAGCATATCGCAAATAGCTTATATAAAATCTATCGTAAATTAATTCCAAGTCATCATTAAAAGCAGCAGGAGTTAAACCGAATATCCCCCAAATGGTCATGGGGTAGGCTTGGTTAGGTTTGAAATAAATATAAAGATTAGCGCCAGAACCTACGCCCCCAACAGGAAGTGTCCCGGGTACAAATGTTCTTTCCATGTGCCAGTTAAATGGTAGCGATAAAATATTTTCAGCACGGGGCGAACCAAAGTATTGTTGACGCTGATTGCCCATTGTTGCGTATCGTACCTGGTCGATAAAGAATACAAATGTGTCTATCTCTACAAGATTGGGTATAAAGTAAACCTCTTGCCCAGGAATTGCGACAAGATTATATTGCCGATAATAAGGGATGAGTCCAGACTCTGAGCGTGTTTCACCCAGTAAATCATTTAAACTGTCTAAACCTAAATCTAATTGCGGCGCTGATACTTGTTCGAAATCTCGGCTTACAATGCCAGAAAGGTTATAGGCACCACTGATTAATTTGCTTACGGTATATGCCATGATGCAACCTCAAATGTAAGATGAGGCGCTTGCGCGCCCCAAGTATTATCGCCACGGAGGAAGCGACAATTAGACGGCCAATTGGTCCAAATACGCTTTTGTGTTAAGCGATAAAGTACCAACAACCTTGTAACTCACAATGGCAGATCCATTACATGGGACCATCATTGCATCGCGATGTGCAACTGCAGCAACATCACCGGCCATAATTGCGTATCCATTAGCATTGGTTGCGCCCTTAGGTTGCAGTGATGCAATATCGCCAGCGGCTGTCGGTGTGACAATCGCATCAAATATAATCATCGTTGCTTGTAATGGGACAGATGTTGCGCAATCCACATCAACATATGTCGCAGATGCGCCGCCAGATAGCTCAGCGATACCTAAGTCGTACCACATCCATCTATCTTGACCGCTGCCAACTTGGCGGAATTCCAAAATAGCTGCAGCACCAGAAGTTAAGACAGCGCCGATACGACGGAACATGTCATAACCAAAAGGCATTAATGGGCTTGTGAAGCTAGTTGATAACAACAAAGCGCCAGGGTTATTTAAATACGAATCGTCAATTGCATAAACAGCATACATTGTGCTGTTAGCAAGAGCGCCGATATCTAAACCGTTTGCGCCAACTGTGGCAGCATTCAAAGTTGCTCCAGCCGCTAAAACGATATCATTTGCGTTAGTGCTATTTCTAGCACGTCCCGCGGTTGCAGTAATAACAGTTCCGGACGTCCAACCCAAGTGCAATCCATAGATGGAAAGGTAAGGCGCGTCGACAACAGGTGTACCAATAGTCATAGTAAATTACCTCAAATTATTTAGGGAAAATAACGCTCATGGAATTTTCAGCCACCAGAGTTTTACCCCATAAACAGTCATGAATCATACCCTGTGCATTTTGGCCAAACAAAGTACCATAGTACATACGCATAGAAACACCCGTTTTAGGGTCGATTTTATTTGCTGTAGGGAATGGAATTTGGTTTGGAAGTTTGGGCATTGCCAAGAACATTTGATTACCGGATTGAATCAAACCAGCTCTATGGTCAGGCAATACTTGTACTGTCATACCAGCGGCAATTTCATTGTTAATGTTTTGGTTAGCACCGGAGCTCGCTTTTAAGGGCGGGTTAACGGTAACTGTAACTTGTGAACCAGCTGTTGATGCTGCATTAGCTGTTGCTGCAAACTGTACTGGGTTACCACTCACTGCATGGCCGATAAAGGTCAAATAACGCATATCTGGTTGAGCGGCTACACCGTCATTAAATTGAAATTTATCGTAAGCTTTTACAGAGTTTGCATCATTCGCAGCATTAGTACCACTAAAAGTGATAGTAATTACAGCATCATCAGCATTCTTTGTAACACTAACAACTGTCAATGTTGATGCTTGATTACCTTCAGTTCCCGCCAAATGCACTGGTAGTAAATTTGATTTGTACCATTGCGTTTGGTCAAATTCACCAAGTTCCCAGCTCATTGCGTCCTTGTTATTTCTATCAAGCGCGAACTGTTGTAAACCTGATGCGATAATCCCGGGAATTGCTAAATCACTTAAGTAGCCACGTGTATCATTAGTTGCAGCGCCGTAGTTACGGAACATCGCTAATGCGTTAGCTAATTGTGTGTAGCTGTTAATTTGGTTAACACCATCGCCGTAGAAACGATAAGGCGCTGTTTCACAAAGTGTTGCAACGTCTTTTTCTACTTTATTTGCTAATTCTTTTGAAGCAGCTTTACCAAATTTATCCATGTAGGTATCTACGTTAAAGATAAATTGTTCTGAGCTATATTCGAAAGATACGTTAGCGGATTGGTCGCAAGTTAAATTCTGAACGCGCTGAGCGGCTGGCTGGAAAGTCGCGGTCATGAACCGTGGCGTTAAATCGAATGAAACTGTTGAACCTAAGTTCGCTTCCAGTTTATCGAAATCTTTAAATTCTGTATTTGCTGTAGAAATAAATGCACTGCTATTTTCTAGATAGGCAAGCGCATGCGATTGGTATGTAATAACCTGTTGTAAAATATTATCTGCTGTTGCCATAAATCACCTGTATATTACAGGTACATTTCAGGTTTATCCGCGCAAATTAGGCAGCTTTCGCAAGTCGCTAATTGTTTGCATTCCTGAATCTGCACCGGCCATAACCGATGACTTTAATCTGGGGTTTGGTGGTTCTACTCCATTTTGGCGTGCAGCTTGCATTGCTTCTTGGTTTTGGTTTATCGAACCAACAAGCGTTTTCAATTCTCGCATTGCCATTGTGGGGGATCTTTGCGCGAGTTCATTAAGTTGCCATAAGTCTGTCGGTCTCTTACTTAACTCGTACATTACAGCAGCGGGATCGTCCAAATCAGCAGCCAGTACAACAACATTGCCGAAATCTCCCAGGTTCAAGTCTTCAGTGACGGTATCGAAATCCTCGAAATTCTTTTTACCGACTTCGTACTTGCTCATGAACTTATGCGCTACATCATTAATGTATCGCGTATAGTCTTCTTGTTGCTTTTGTACTTGCTCTTCTTCACGTTTCCGTGCGTTATCTTCATCTATTCGCGAACGAAATTCCGCGTATAAAGATTCTTTGTCGGAGAGTTCAGGTTGAGCGACAGGTTGTTGCTCTTGAAATTCACGACGCGCACGTTCTGCAGCTTCTGCTTTCGCTGAACCAATCAACTTATTAACGACCGACTGAGGAACCATCTTTTCAGGTATGGCTCCTATGTCAGGTGTTAACGGTGCCTGGTTAGCGGTTAAATCACCACTTTCCATATAAAGTCATTCCTTTAACTTTTAACCCCGTTACGGTATAC